CCTCAAGCACCTCAAGCGCGCCCGACACGTGAGCCACCCGCGCAGTTCCCGGCGGCATTCGCGAACCTGTCGGCAATCGCGATCGACGAGATCAAGGCCACGACCGGCATCTATGACGCATCGCTCGGTGCGCGAAGCAATGAGACGTCTGGTCGCGCGATTCTCGCGCGCCAGCAAGAGGCCGACATCTCAAACTACGTCTTTATCGACAATCACCTGAAGGCTCTCAAGTTCACCGGCGAAATCTTGGTGGACCTGATTCCGAAGGTGTACGACGCGACGCGCACGATACGCATCCTTGGCGAGGATGGCGCGGAGAAGTTCGTCAAGATCAATACGCTCGTGCGTGACGTCGAGACTGGGCAGATCATCGCGATCAACGATCTCTCGCGCGGCAAGTACGACGTCGTTGTCTCGACGGGCAAATCGTTCGAGACTCAGCGCATGGAGGTCGCGGAAATCGCCGAAGCGCTGTCTCGTGCACCTGGCCCGCTCGGCATGATCGGTCAGTACCTGCTCGTTAAGAATCTCGATGCACCTGGTCTCGACGAGCTACTCACGGCCGTGCGTCGCGTCCTCGTCGCGCAAGGCTTGCTCGAGCCGGGCGAGAACGATCCGCCGCCGCCTCCACCGCCGCCGCCGAATCCGAAGGACGTTGCTGACGCTGAGCTCAAGGCGGCGCAGGCACAAAAGACGCTCGCACAAACGCAGCAGATCTTGGCGACGACACCGGCGCAGGTCGAGAAGACAAACGCCGAGACGGCCGAGTCGATTACGCGCGTGATGGCAGCGGTGCCGCCTGCGGCGTTGTTGCCGCCGATGGGNCNGATCTGAAAGTTGGCGACGTTGCAGACTCAACCAGAGAGGGCTATATGACAGACGAAGCTAACGTAGCGTCGGCTACGGATACTCAGGCACAGCCGCCCACCGAGCCGGCGGCGCCCGAGTTGAAATCAACCGACACAGGTGTATTGAGCGCGATCAAAGCGCAGGCGGAAACGGCTACTCCGCCGCCGAAGGTCGACAAGCCCGAGGCAGACAAGCCGGCCTCCCACGCGAACCCTGCGGATAAAGGGACCAGCGACGCGGACTCCGCCGCGGATCACCAGGACGACGACGATCGTGATGATGACGATCGGAAGCTCGAGCCCTGGATGAAGAAACGGCTCAAGCGAGCCGAGGAGAGAGGCCGACGCCAAGCAAGCGCCGAGATTCTCGAGTTGATCAAGTCGCTCGGGATCAATCCGCAGCAACAGGCGCAGCAAGCAACTGCGCAGCCAGGGCAGCAGGTTGATAACCCGGGATCGTCAGCGCCGAAAACGCTGGCCGATTTCGACTACGACGTCGAGAAGTACACCGCGTATCAAGTGCAAGAAGCCGTGAAAGCGGCCCTCGCCGAACGAGACGCGGAGAACGAGCGGCGCAAAGCAGAAGCGCGGGCCGAGGCAGCTCGACAGGCGTTCGAGAAACGCAAAGCCGAGTTCGAGAAGCGCGTCGGGAAGGGCGCGTGGGAGCGCATAGTCACGGCCGATGTCGATGTTCCCCAGGAGGTAGTAGATCTTCTGATCGGACACGACCGCGACCTTGACATCGCATACTACCTGGTCAATCACCCCGACGAAATCGAGCAATTGCGTGGGAAATCTCGACTCGAGATTGCGCGCAGGCTCGCAGCGATCGACGCGAAGCTGAGCGGCACACCTGGCGAAGAACTGCCTCCGAAGACCACTCAGGCGCCGCCACCGCCGCCGAAAGTTCCAACCGCTGGCAAAGCCGTGAAAAGTATCGCGGAGATGTCGACGGAAGAGCGCATCGCGGAGTGGAGGCGGCAGAAGCAACAACGGCAAGCCTCGTAAGCGGTTGACCACCGGACTCCCGGGCTTGTCACTCAGGAGAGCTGGAGATGCCAAATCAGTTACTGACTACGGACCTGATCGCTGACCGAGCGTTGATGCTCATCACCGAAAAGTCCACATTCCTCCGCACGATCAATCGCGAGTACGACGACAGTTTCGCGAACAAGGCGGCAAAAATCGGCGACACCCTGCGTGTGCCGATTCCTCAGCACGGCAAATACCGCAAGGGCCGCGTGGCCGATCCGAATCCGCTGCAGACCATCACTCGTCAGGTGAAAGTGTTCGGTCAGCGCGGTTTCGAGATCGAGTTTTCGTCCGCCGAGCTCGCGTTGGATATCGAAGAGTTCGAGCGCCGGTATCTGTCGCAGCAAGTGGCTGACTTCGTCGTGAACCTCGAGGCCGAAGTGCTCGAGATGGCGGTGAAGGCGACGCCGAATCAGACTGGTCCGGTCAATAGCGCGTTCACGAGCGCCAACGCGCTCTGGTACGCGAACATGGCCAAGAAGCTCATCGAGGACAACGGTGGGTTCAAGGGCACGAAGAGGATGCTCTTGGACAACACGGCGCAGTTGAACATGATCGACGCGCTGAAGGGCCTGTTCAACTCGCAGCAGCAGCTGAAGGTCCAGTACGAGGAAGGCGAGATGGGCCGCGCCGCCGGATTCGACTGGAACTACACGACCGTGCTGCCGAAGGTTACGCGCGGCGCTGGCTCTGGCTATCTCGTCAACGGTGCCAATCAGCGTGGCGGCAAGCTCACCGTCGACACCGGCACCGGCCCGATCTTCAAGGGCGAGATCATCACGATCGCCAACGTCAACGCNGTGCATCCGCAGACCAAGGCCGACCTCGGCTATGCGCGTCAGTTCGTCGTCACGGAGGACTACGCGGGCGGTGGGGGCCAGATCAGCATCTACCCCGAAATCATCCCAGACGGCTCGGAAAAGAACGTCACGGCATCGCCGGCCGACAACGCGGCGATCACCATCGCTGGCACGGCGAGCACGCCGTACTCCGTCTCGCTCGCGTACGTGAAGGATGCATTCACGTTCGGCACGGTAGACCTGCCGGAATATCCGGATCGTCCGTGCTCGCGCCGTGTCTATGACGGCATCTCGATGCGCGTCGCGCAGGGCTCCGACATGATCAACGACATCATCATGATGCGCTTCGACATCATGGCGGCGTTCGGTGCGCTGCGTCCGGAACTGGCGTGCCGTCTGGCACACAGTGGCTCGCTGTCGGCACCGGGCTCGGACTAACCATCAGGAGGAGCCATCATGAGTCTTGCAAAATTGGTCGATATCTCGAATCGACACAGCGATTTGCGTGCGCTGGGTCCGCTTGGCACGCAGCAGGGCGTGATCGTCCCGTATCAGGCGGGCGGCACGCTGACGCCNGGNCAGGTCGTCAAGTTCGGCTCTTCGGACGGTATCGTCGTGGCGAGCGCGGCCGAGACGGATCTGCACATCGGCATTTATGTCGGTGATGAAGTCGCATCGGCGGGTCAGACCGTGCCGATCTGCGTGCTGGGACTGGCTAACGCAGTGGCGGGCGACACCGTGACCCGTGGTCAGCGCCTGACGGGCGAGACCACGACGGGCCGCGTTGTTCCGGTCAATGAGAGTGCGGGTGAGGTTGTCATCGGCATCGCTCTTGCGAGCGGTGGGGATGGCGATACGATCCCGGTCCTCGTCGTGCCGAGCATCACCACGGAAGTCACCTAACCCGTGACCACCGTCGCGAAGATCATCGCTCGGTCGTTGCGGCTCATCGGGGTCCATGATCCCGGTGAGCCGCTTGCTGCTGATGATGTTGAGACGGGCATGGAAGTCCTCAACGCGATGTGTACGCGTTGGGAGGCGAACGGGAACGCGTTCGGATGGCGGAATGTATCGAACCCGTCCGATGAGATGCCGTCCCCTCCTGAACTCGATGCGTGCATCGCATATAACCTGGCGCTCGAACTCGCGCCCGAGTACGACGCGAGCGTGCGGCAGGACGTTGCAGCACGTGCCGCGGAGCTGCTTGCTGATCTGCGCCGCGATGTCGCAGTATCCGCACCGATCGAGCCTATTCTCGACGTGCCGACGCCGAGCGGCGTAACGGGTGCGTGGCGGCTGGGCTTCCCGGGTGACTGGTATGGAGGCTCGTGATGCTCCGTCTCGAGCCGCTGCAGATAGTAGACGGAGCGTACTCTGACGAGACGCGGCCCTACGATTCCCAGGACTGCGTCAACTACATTCCCGAGGTCGCGGAGAACGCGAACGCGCGTTCGCCGGCGATCCTGCGCGGTGCGCCGGGCATGCGGCTGTTTACGACGGTGGGCACAGGTCCGATCCGAGGGGCGCGCAACGTCGAGGGCACGCTGTTCGTCGTGTCGGGCACGAAGCTCTATCGTGTCTCAGCAAGCGGCTCGTCTACGGAGCTCGGCACGATTCCAGGCACTGGTCGCGTGTCGATGTCGCACAACCAAGTTGCAGGCGGCAATCAACTCATCGTCGTAAACGGCGGCTCGGGCTACGTCTACGACACCTCGAACAACACGTTCTCGAAAATCACCGACAGCGACTATCCAGGCGCGCGGGTCGTCGACTACATCGACGGCTATCTCGCGCAGCTCGAGCCAAGCCGTAAGAAGTGGTTTCACTCGGACTTGTCGGATGCGAAGTCTTACGAGGGCCTCGATTTCTACGAGGCCGAGGCGCTACCGGATGACATCGTGTCGCTGTTGCGCGTGCATTCGGAGCTGTGGGTGTTCGGGCGCGAAACGATTCAGCCGTTCGTGAACACCGGCGCAGCGCAGGGCACGTTCGCGCCGGCCGCAGGAACGACGATCGAAGTCGGCTGCGCTGGGGAGTTCACGCCGGCCCGCATGGATAACTCCGTGTTCTGGCTCGGATCAGATGGCATCGTCTATCGCGCGTCGGGCTACTCTCCGCAGCGCATTTCGACGTTCGCGATGGAGCAGGCGATCAAGGGTTGCGACTGGTCGAAAGCGTTTTCGATGGTGTTCGAAGATCGCGGGCACAAGATCTACTACCTTACGTTCCCGGACGGGCACACGTGGGGCTATGACGCAGCGACGCAGCGCTGGCATCGCCGCGAGTCATACGGTCTCAATCGCTGGCGAGCGAATGTGCTCATTCATTGGCGCGGGCAGTGGATCTCCGGCGACTGCGACAATGGGCGTCTCTATACGCTCGACTGGGATCACTACGCCGAACACGACCGACCGTTGATCGCGCGCCGTAGAACGGCGTTCCTGCAAGACGAACAGAACAAGCTCACGCTGTCGATGTTCGAACTGATCATGAATACAGGTTCCGCGCCGTTCGGGATCGATGATCACTTCGTCTCGCTGCGCTATTCAGATGACGGCGGTTACAACTGGTCGAACTGGAAAACGGCGAGCCTGGGCGCGACCGGGATGTACGCTCATCGCGTGCGGTTCAGGCGCCTGGGCGCCTTCAATAATCGCGTGTTCGAAATTCAGGTGTCATCGCCTGCGCGTCGAGATTTGATGCGCGCGAGCATTCATGTGAGGGGCGCATGATCGCGGTGTTTGAGAACTTCCTGCCGAATGCCACGCAGGTGCGCGAGCTCGGCTTGACTGCGCCGTATACCGACTGGCGTGCACCGGACGGCGAGGTCTATCGCCGCGTCTGTTTGACGGAAGTTCCAGGCCTGCGTGAGCGCATCGAGCGCTTCATGGGGCCGGTCGAGATGTTTGGCATGGGCTATCGGCTGAACTTCGGCGGCGAGATGCCGAATGCCGCGATTCACAGTGACCTCGGCTGGGGAACCCATGCGCTGGTGCTGTATCTCAGCGAAGGCGACAGCGGGACGGCGTTCTGGCGACATCGCGCGACCGGCGCGCGGCGCATCGATGTCGGAGATGTCGATCTGTACGCGCAGATCTGCGATGACTGGAACGACGAGAACGCGTGGGAGCAGACGCGCTTTGTGGAGATGAAATTCAATCGCGCGCTCATCTACGAGTCGGCGATGTTCCATTCGCGCTATCCNTTCCATGCATTCGGAGATGGATATCTCGATGGTCGCCTGATCGCGGTGGCGTTCTTCACGCCGCGGAGACTGCATTGATGATCCGGCGCGCGACAGAAGCAGACACCCCGCGCATCCTCGAGATGGG